CTACCTTCATCACTAAAACTATCCTTACTACCCATAGTCATAAATGCATCAGTACCATCTGTTTTCAGTTTTATATCATTAGCACTACCTGAGTTTAATGTTATGAATGGTGTGGATGAACCTTGTAATACTAACTTACCCTCACCAAGACTCATTGAGGCATGTGTAGATGATAATTCTAAATTACTTGTATCTAATTCAAATTTTAATGTTTTAATATCAACACCAGCATCAAAGATAAAGTAATCAGTAGGACTCTTTACAAATTCTGCTTGTGCATTTGTACTATCCATACCGATAAGAATTCCTGTAGTTCCACTACCTTCATCAGAGAAACTACTCTTATTACCCATAGTTATGAATTGGTCTGTTCCATCTGTTTTGATAGTAATGGAATTGGTTAAACCTACTTGTATATAAGGTGAAGATTGACCAACAAGTTTAATTCTATTATCACCTAAACTCATAGATTTATGAGTAGAGGATAATACTAAATCTCCACTATTTGCATCTAATTCAAAGGCTCTTGTCTCTATACTTAAAGCGTTATCATCAAATTTTATGAAATCTGTTGCATCTCCAACTACAAATTCTGCATCAGCGTTATTATTTGCCAACCAAAAACCCTCAGTAGTATCCGCTGCTGATGTTTTACCACTTCTAATAGCACCTACGGTGGATGAACCTGTCATGAAAATTGCCTTGGTCGTTGTAGAACCAAGTCTCATTGTAGAAATAGATGAGTTTGGTGAATGTAATAATATATCCCCATCACCCAATGACATAGATTTTTGAGTTGATGAGATTTGAATATCACCACTACCAGCACTCAATTCAAATGTCTGTGGAACAATGGTTATATTAGAACTATCCCATTGTAAATAATAATTTGTATCACCAATTCTAAATTTATCATTAGTATACCAATAGTTGTTATCGTTTAAATAAATTCCGTCATTTGTACTTTGAACATTAGTTCCCATAATTAACTGATTTAATGCATCAGTTCTAATATGAAGTTTACCTGTGATTGAACCAGTTGTCGCAGTTATTCCACCACTTAAAAATACATTTTCTGTAAATAATCCAAATCCAGGATTTGTTTCACCATATAATAAACCACTTGATAATCCACTTAAATCACCAAGTCTTGCCTTTAATGATATATCGTAAATTGCAGAACCAGTTCTTTCGACAATATCAATGTATGGAGTTGTGGTATCGTTTGGATTTGCATTTAATCTAATAAATCCAGTTCCAACTTTTCCAGTTGATACAATTACTTGACCACTTTCATAAGTTTGTGAAGATTGTGCTGCATCTCCAAGAGAACCAGTATCGTGTGTTCCTGGTAATGAACCACTATATCCACGAACAATGTACAACTTACCACTTAAATCTGTCTCACTTGATGGGTTGTCTCTTGATGCACTATTAATAAACATATACTCAGTTTGAAAACCAGTATCGGAAATTTTCTTAGCAGATATTATTTCTCCTTGAGTAAATCCACCAACATTTGCAACACTCATGGTTGTGGCTGTTGCAGATAATTGGGCTGAACCCGTATAGATAGTTGAGTTGGCTACATATAGTTGTCCACCTACAGCGTTTACACTTTCCTTTTCAAATACCGTAGTGGCTAATGTCCCCCTAACGGTAATCTTTTCAAATTCTGCCTCACCATTATTGGCTGATGTTATTCTCCATCCCTTAACACCACTTGTAAAATCTGATGTTTGTATAGTTCCACTTGAATCTAATATAAGATTTTGACTTGATATTTGATTTGGACTCAATGACCAACTTGCTATTTGATTTTTAGCATCACTAAAATGTACTAACTCATCTGCCGAACCACTACCCGTTCCATCATAAACAACCATACCATAATGATTTGCTGTTGTGGGATCAACTTCACCAATTCTAACTCTTAAATCACTTCCATCATTTCCACCACTATCATCATATACATCGATTCTACTATTGTCCGAATCTATATCCAACCTATCTGTATCGAGTACAAAAGATGGTGTTTTAATATCAATACCTGATGGTGTCATTCTAATATATTGAGTAGAACTAACCGTATAATCAAATTCAGGATTAGTTCCATCCATTCCCATTATTAATCCTGCTGTTGAATCTTGGTCAAATGTTGTCTTACTACCAAACTTCAACATTTTATCAGTTCCGTCTGCATGTAGAACTATTGCTCCACCAGAAGAATCAGGATCACCGATACTCATACTTGCATTTGTAGATGATATTTGAATATTAGAAGCACTTACTTCCATATTTCTTGTTTTTATATCAAGTCCGTCTGTACTATCCCATCTTATATAATCTTTACTATCTTTTGCTAACTCAAACTTAGGAACTGCAGAATCCATTCCAAGTATAAGACCAACCGTAGATTTATCATAATGACTGAAGGAAGTTTTACTTCCCATAACCAAGAAAGAATCACTTCCATCATCTTTTAGTGTTATTGGATTTGAAGCACCTATCTGAATAAAGGAAGTTGATGCACCTACTAATTTAATCTTACCTTCACCTAAACTCATACTTGCCTGTGTAGAAGATAATTCTATGTTTGAGGCGTCTAATTCTAAACCTTGTGATAATTTAATGTCAAAATTTGAACCATCAAAAGAAAGATAATTTGTTGCACTTCCTGCTAATTCAAATTTAGTCGTACCACTATCCGTTCCAACTATAAATCCTGCTGTAGATTGGTCAAAGTGTGAAAAACTTGTTTTTCCAATAGACATAAACCTATCAGTACCATCATCTTTTAGTGTTATGGAATCTGATGCTCCAATTTGGATAAATGAAGTAGATGCCCCAACCATCTTAATTTTACCCTCACCGAGACTCATACTCGCCTGAGTTGAAGATAACTCTATATTGGTTGCATCCAATTCAAGTCCTTCAGAAAGTTTTATGTCAAAGTTACTACCATCAAAAGATAAGTAATTTGTGGCACTTCCCACAAGTTCCATTTTTGGTACAGATGAATCCATACCAACAATAATACCAGCTGTAGATTGGTCAAAATGAGTAAAGGAAGTTTTACTTCCCATAGTCATAAAGTTATCGGTAGCTCCACCTTGTATGGTAACTTTATTTGCTGAACCAACAACGATTTTAGCATTTGCTCCATCTAACACAACTGTTTGGTCATTAAGTGACATAGACTTTTGTGTAGATGAAATCTGTAAATCACCATCATTTGCATCAAGTTCAAAAGTTTGAGTATCTATATCAATACCAGTTCCATCAAATTTTATATGACCACCAGTTCCTACTACTGAAAATAATGGTGTTGTACCACTTTGTACTCCAAATAATATTCCCATTTCACCATAATTTCTATCTGGAATAGCTACGGCTGGTTGTATTGCAATATATGGACTATTATTTCCACCTTTCATATATATTTCTTGGCTTGTTCCCAAAGACATTGAAGCATGTGGTGAAGATAATTTAAATCCTGTTGCACTAATATTCAAATCAGTAATATTAAGATCAACATCAGAACCAGTAATTGCAAAACTTCCATTTTCAAATAATATACCACCATCCGCATCTCCGAAACGGAAATTACCATCTCCATCCATATAGATACCACTACCAGTAGTTAAACTAATGAAATGTGCATCTGGTCCCATTCTAAATGTTGGTGTTCCGACTCCCTCTACAATAATCTTACCTCGTGGATTTGCTATAGTATGACCTAAACTCATACTTGAATGTGCAGTAGATAATTGTATTGTTGATGCGGAAACTTCAAGTTTCTGTGAGGCTATGTCTAAGTTACCATGTTGTAATTTTATAAAATCGGTTGCGTCACCAATATGAAATTCAGGATTTGCATTATTATTTGCAAACCAAAATCCCTCAGTTGTATCACTTACACTTGTTTTACCAGTTGCGATATATCCCTTTGAGTTATTTCCAAATATATCAATTCGTTTTGAACTATTAGCACCAACAAGAATTTTACCAGCTGCCCCATCTAATAAAATATTACCTTCACCTAATGACATACTTGCATGTAGGGAACTTATTTCTATATTAGTCGCATCTAATTCGAATCGAGTTGTTTTTACTGATACACCATTACTTGTATCATATTTTATAAAGTTTTGAGAACCATCACCAGCGTAGAATCTTGGATTTCCACTATTATAACCCATTTGGATTCCTTCGTTTCCAAAGGTATGACTATTTATAGATATTTCTGCATTATCACCATTACCATTCAATCTAATTCCACCATCTCCGACACTTGCTATGTTATTACCACTTATCTCCCATGCCGCAATTTTACCACCCGTAAATAATACTTGTGAACCTGTAATTTGTCCAGAACCACTAAGAACTAAACTTTTATCAGAAGAATGGATGGCTATTGGATTAATATAAAAACTTGATATTTCTTGACTATTCGAACCAATATACATAATATTGGAATAATTGTTATTTGAATCTTTTTGTAATACCTGTAAACCATAATCATTATTTGCATGTAAATTGGTAGTATCACTTAATCCACCAACTCTGACTACCTTTACATCTCCATCATTTATATCTTCATCTTTTCTATATACGGTAAAACCTTCTGTAATATTTTTAGCATTGTCATTAACAGATGACATATAAACTCTCGTAAAGTCTTGATATGCAGCTGAACCACTTATAGCCTTAGAAATATAAGATGAATTAAAATCAAAACCAGCAATTTTACCACCCGTAAATAATACTTGTGAACCAGTTATCTCACCACTTGATTTTAGTGTTAAATTATCATTTGAAGAATTTATTTGAGTTGAAGAAACTTCAAATCCACCAATAGAAGCAGATACAAATTTTGCAAAACCTTGTGAATCTATACTTGATGATGCATTTGCAGTAGTTGATGCAACTCCAGCAATTGTAGCAGGTGTCTTAATACTATTAACCGTAATATCACCTTCAACCGTCAAAGTATCGTCTATGAATTGTAAATAATTTCCACCACCTTTATCTCCTAATAAGATAGCAGAACCCGTAACTAATCCACCAGCTGAAACTTTAAATTGACTTGATGAAATAAACGATGCTGGATCTTCTACATTTGCTGATGAAGATATTCTCCAATGTGGTGGATATGCCAAAGAGGTACTTTCTATCTGTGCCCCACCAATCAATCCAGCAGATGATGTTATCTTACCTTCAAAGACTGCTCCACTTGCTATAAGAGTACCAGTACTATCTACTGCAAAATTAGGACCAAACTTAACATAATAATTTCTGTCGTTACCCTGGTCTGCAGGTGTAAAATCTATGTAATACTCATCTCTTAAAATATCAAATGCCGCACTATTATCAGTATTAGGTCCTTTCGTGGACATATACAATGCTGCCCCATCAGCGTCTAATGTTGCATTTGAACCTGATAACTTATTACCGAATATTTTCCAACCTGCAAATGAACCAGACCTAAATACCACATTACCTTCTGAAGTTATAGAAGCGGATGCGTTTGCAAATGTAGATGGTGAACCACCAATTGTGGCTGGTGTTCTTATATTATTTACAGTTAAATCGGCGTTTATTGTTGCGTCTGCTCCAATAACAAGTAATTCATTTTTAGGATCTAAATGAAATAAGGAAGAACTAATTTCAATATTACCATCAGAACCACTTATGAATTGTAATGATTCTTGTCCAATGAAAAATGAATCAGTTCTTATATCGAGTTCACTCGGATTAGTTCTAAATTTAAAATAACTACCACTATGTCCAACTAATTCTAATCCAACTCCTTTATAATCATCACCACTATCAGGTAATACAGAACCACTAAAGAACATAAATCCTGAATAATCACCAGTTCCTGGATTATTTCCATATCCACTACCACTTCGGAATCCTTGATATCCCATTGACCTAATGTATGCAGAATTAACACCTGCCATTTCAACACCACTTGCAAGTGCATCTCCAATAAACATAGAACCACTTAATATGTTATCAGTTCCAGCTATGTTTATATTCGAACCTTGAAATGTTACAGGTTCACTAAATACTACTGAATCTGCTATATTATTATTTACATCATAGAATTCAACTAAAAATCTCATTCTATCTGGTCTGTCTTTAAATGGTGGTAATGGTGCCGTTACCCTTGCAGATTCAGGATTAAATGCAGTATCAGTTGCAGTTTTTACAGAAATATCAGAAACATACCATATACCTGAATCAATTTTGAATTGTATTCTTCCAGTGCCTGTATGACTTGCTATAAAATTTCCCTCTACCGTACCAAAATCATATTCCGTCAATCCGTCAGGAATATCTGGCATATTTAACTTTTCAAATCCCCAATGTGAACCTTCGCTTGTATCACCATCAAATGCATTACCAAATGTAAAAACTTGAAAACTTGCCTGTGCTTCTTCAGTTCCGTCATTTTTTAGTTTTGGAGATTTTATACCATAAATTTTTGCCTTAAAACTATATAAAGTTCCTTTTACAAAATCTACTAAATCTGTATGTTCAACTCGAATTGATTCATCAACACCATAGTTAGATCCTGAAATTTTCATCGAATCAATCTTATAATTGGAATCGTATGCTAATGTTCCACTCCCACCATTTCCATTTTTACCTTCGTAGATATCCCAATATTTGTTTATTCTGGCTACATCTAAAAAATAACCTATATTATTGAGTAATGTTGCTTCATTTTTATCATAGAGAATTTGTGTACTTTCTAATGGTGAATCATATACTAATTCAAAATCTCCGAGTGAACCTTCACTTTTTGCATAAATTTTAAATTTGTGAACATCACCACTAAATGTTTTTAAATCTCCCACCGTAATATCTGCAAAAGAAAAGAAGTTTATAGATGAAGTTGCCTGTGTTCCTAAATTGAAATAACTTGAAGATATTGGCCAAGTTTCTTTAAATGGTGCAGGAACTAAAGTAGGTGGAGTTGTACGATTATCATTTACATAAAATAAATCTTTTGGTACAAAAGTCTTATTATCCAAAACCCTCATTATAGAGGAACTATATACCGTTGGAACTGAGTGATAAGTTTCTAATCTAAACTTGGAATCATCTACTTCAGGATTATTAATCTGAAATGTATTTCCAACATATAAACTATCAACAAGTGAACCATTAACGGTTATCAGATAATCATCAGGTACAGGTGACATAGTTTGTACTAACTTACCTTTAGCACCTAAAGCACCACCAGTTCCTCTTAATTTAGTTAGTGCCTTATTTTCTTCAACTATAGCTTCTTTTGCTTTATTTTGAAAATCTAATTCAGGATAAGAAGATTCAACAAAACCATCTTCGGATGAAACTTCACTTGGAACTATGTTGGAAAGACCTTCTCTCGGTACACCACTACCAGTTAAGTAAATTGGTATTGCAGAACTACTTGGTACTTGAACAAATTCCTTAAATACCTCTGATACTTTTATTGATGGTTGTTTATAGAAAAATATGGGTTGAGTGTTTACAGCTGCCGCATTTACAGAAATACTTTTAGTCCATCTTACATTATATATATTTCTCCATTCACTCGGAATTTCTTCACCGATATTTTGTAAATACCAATCAGGATTTAATTCTCCGAGAATATATAATGTATGTGCTCCTGGTGTTACACTTTCATAAACTTCAATTGCAACCCTACGAGCACTTCCTTCTAAATGACCTTTTATTGGTTCTAAGTATATAGTTTCTTGTGTCTGATTATTAACCAGTTCCATCTTAATATCAACACCTGGTTTTAATCGTTCGCCTCCTGATATTAGAAAACTACTTTTACCTTGTGTTAATACTGATGGGCAATCTACAACATTGAAGTACTCTGACTCAAACGATGTGTCTCGTACAAGTACATCTATATCCTTTAATCCTAAGTATTCTGATTTTCGTTGTGAAACGGCCAATGTTCTTTTTCTCCGAATAGATTTATTCTTAAATAAATATCATATTAGTAAATTCTTAATACTTATTATCGGTATAAAGTATGGAGAATATCGGTATGAAAAAAGAAAAAGTATCTTTTACAATAGACAAAGATTTAATCAATTGGTTTAGATTGCACACAAAGGACGAACATACTACTATGTCCGCCCTTATTAATCAATATATTTTAAATTTAAAACGAGAACGAGAAGGTCGTCCTATTCCAAGAAATGTATTACATTCTTCTAACTAAAATCTACTTTACTAAATCCATTACTTTTTGAAATCTCAAGAAGTGAATCTACGGTATCTCTCATCTGTTCTATATGAGAAACAACAAATGCAAATTGGAATTGAGATTTAAGATATTGAAATAACATATAAACAGAATTCAAATTATCTGAATCCATATTACCAAATCCCTCATCTATGGCTAAGAAGTTAGCTCGTGGTAAATTACAAACATTTATTAAACCAACTCTCATTGCAAGACTTGATATAAATCGTTCCATACCACTTGACAATTCTAAAGGCCAAACATTATCGTCATCATAAGCTAAATATGTATTGATATTCTTACCATCCATTTCCAACACAATACCAAACTCAACCATTTGTGCAAGAATATCATTAACCTCACCCTCAATTGTAGGTAAAGCTTTTTCTATAAGTTCATATGGAATACCATCTCGTTTAATTGCATCAAGGTAGTATTTATAAGCCTCATGTTCTGTTTCTAAGTCTTGAACTCGTTTCATAGTTTCTAAAATAGTTTTCTTTTTGGTAGCATTAATCTGTATTTCACCATGAATAGTTTGTATTTTTTTATCTATTGTATCGACTTGATAATCTAAATCATCAATAGAATTTTTAAGACTTTCTATTTCTTCTTCTATCTGCTTATTATAAACAATATCATTTTTACTCTCGTGGTACTTTTCAATTTTATCTTCTTGAACTGCTATTTGTGATAAAGTATGTTTCTTTCTTTCACTCAACAATACTTCTTCAGATTCCAACTTATTTTGATTAATCTCAATATTTTTTAATGACTCTATCGCTTTATCGTAATCAGCTTTATCATCTTCTACATTTCCAAGTTCATCGATTTTCTTTATAATTGAATCTAAAGATGAAACATATTGACCTGCCAACACTTTATCTTCATTTAGTTTTTCTTTGGTGTCTATGGCATCTAATGTGAATGGATTACTCATACAGAAATCACAATCTTCATCCCATTCTAAATTACCCAACTTATCAATCTTATCTAATTTAGCACGAACTTCTATTTTTAATTTATCAATTTCAATCTGACTTTCTTTTCGCTGAACTTCTAATGCAGAAAGGTCGGTGTATAGTTGATTTATATTTGATTCGGTATAAGTTTGTATTTTAGTTTTTAACTGAGTAAGTTTAGTTTTATTTTTTTCCTTGTTGGATTCAAGTGAACCTAATCTCGTATCTATCGAATCAAGAGTATTTTCAGATTCTAACCTATCATTCTCTAACTTTTTAATATTAGTAACTGATTCATCAACAGGTCTTAATTTTTTTGTTAATTGAAATGTCTGTTTTGTTAATTCTCTTTTCCTATCTGTAAGACTTTTCTTTTGACTTCTCAAATCTATTTGTACTTCTTTATATTGAGAATCACTCCTATCGATATCAGCCAAATCAACATCATAATCTGTTTTATTAAAATCTCTCAATAGTGCTGTTATGTCTGATATATTTTCATTTGCTGCAGTGTAGAGTCTGTCAAATATTCCCATACCCATAAATTGAGCTAACAAGTCTTTTCTTTCTTTTTGTGTCTTATCTATGAATACCGTAGAATTATTTTGTAGAGATAATGCTGTTAAGACGAAATCTTCATATGAACCAATAACCCTTTTGATAGCGTAATTTGTTGTTCTTCTTTGGTCACCATTTAACGAAACAATATCACCAGCATCATCTAACATCCAAAAATCTACATTAACTTTTACATGACCATTTTTTAATCTTTTACCTTTTCTCTCAATAAAATATTCTGTGTCGTTTATTTCAAAATTTACTTTACAACTAAAACTACCTCTCTTGTTGTTAATAACTCTGTCTGCTTTAAATGCTCTTGCTGATGTATCAAATAAACAGAATGAAAGAGAATCTAACAATGCTGACTTACCACTTGCGTTTGGTGCGAACATTCCAATAATACCATTTAGTTTTGTGAAATCAATAACATTATCTTCTCCATAACTGAACATATTAGACCACTCGAATTTTTTTATCTTCCAAAATACATTACGAGATATTTCTTCTGCTGGTAAATTACCATTCAAATCATCGTTTATCTCTTTTATTTTTAAGAGTGTTTTTTCATCTACGATATGATTTCTACCAATATAATCCTCTATTAATTCATATTGATATTCAGGATTCTGAACATCTCCAACATCAACAATTTGACCATCACGAACCCTTTCTGTCAATCTGTCTGTACGATTAACAGCTATCTCCTTTATACCATATTTCGTCTGTATTACACTCAAGGCCTTCTTTAATTGTACCGAGTCGGTATCAGATACCCTTACTCTTAACCTGGCTTTCTTAGGCATATCATCCACATCAGGAAATTTACCATTCTTAATGTCTATTGTGTAATAACCATAATCATTTGGAATTTGAATATATGTGGATTTTCTCTTAGGAACATCCCATAGTAAATAGCCGTGGTCTAATCCTTCTCCGTGATTCTGTTGAACTAATGAACCACAATAGGATATTGTTTCCTCTTTATTTAGATGTTGTCTTTTATGAATATCACCGAGTAATCCCATGTCGTATCCATCAAACTTTGTAATCTTTACATCTGATGGTAAGTTAAATCCTAAATCGGTTTCACATTTATCTACCGTTCCATGAAATAATACAATCTTAGTATCACCCTTAACTTGGTCGGAAGTTATAAAATCTTTTTCTTCTGTCCAACAATCCCATACTACAAACTTTACATCAGCACAAGTGTATACACCACTATCCTTTAGGTAATGTAGGTTTGGATGATTTAAGTTTTCTACGATTGGAGTGAGAACATCCATACGAGAACGATTGTTTAGATTACAATCGTGATTTCCAGCAATAATGATTGTGGGAACTATATCAGATAGATTCTTAAATAACCTTGAGAGTTGGTCTACCAATTCAGGTGACATCTCTGTTTTTGAATGTGCTATATCACCACCGATATAAGCAACAGCATTGTCTTTGTTTTCTTTGACCTTTTCGTATAAACGATTGAATACTTCTTCGTATTCTGTATGTCGTTTAAGGTTTCGGATTTGGATATCCGATATGTGGTGAATGTGTTTAAGTTTTTGAAAAGGAACTTTTACAACATTTGTCAACTATTATCCTTTATGTACTTTTTAACTTTGTTTATAAGATCATTAGGAACAATCAAATCCCAAGAAGTTTCTTCTTTGAAATTACCATTCTCATAATAAATAGTACCTGATTTCCCAATATTAAATTTTTCTTGCACTTTTATCTTTAATGATTCATCTTTAATATGAATCTTCCATTCTTCGTCATTAAATTTCCATATATCGTTTCGTTTTACCATTTAACCTCATCCTCATCAAATCTGAAAATTTCATCTTATCTGTTTCTTTGATAAGTTCAGTAACTTTTTTAAATCCCAAATCTGATGGGTCCTTTTCTGTTAGTTTAACAAAATAGACATCGATATTGTGATTCATAAAATCTTCTACCATTTTCATAGCATCACCTATCGCATCTGTGTCTAATGATATATATATAGTTTTTACTTTTTTCTCTATAATCTTCCGTTTTAATTTTGGTAGAATAGTCTTACCAAACAACGGAATGGCGTTTCTTTTGATAGCAATTGCATCAAATGGCCCCTCACATAACACAATAGGTTCATCCCAATTGATGAATAAATCAAATCCTATAATGTCTTTTTGTGTAGGTGAATTTCTATATTTCATCTTACTATCAAATATATCTCGTCCTACAAAAAAGTTTAATTGTCCATCTTCATCATAAGACGGAATAATAATTCTATTTGAATATAAACCTTCTTCACAATAACCAATATCGTACTTTAATATATCTTCTCTTGTTATTCCTCTTTTATTTAGATAAAGTTTTGCGTGTTTATATACGGTTGAATTGTGTGGTTGATGTAATGATAAAAATTCTTTTGGTAACACACACATTTTTTCCTTGACTTTATCATACTTTGATGATAGTGATTTGGACTCACCTACTATCTCTTTTAATTCTCTGTGTTGTTCTTGTGTGGCATTTACCTTTTTAAATAATTGATATAACTTATGACCACCTTGACTACTAACCCAACAATGCCATTTCTGAGTTTGTATATTTATTTGCAGTTTTGGTTTATGGTGTGAAATAAATGGACTCCACCACATATATTCATTTTGTTTTTTAAGTTTCTGACCTTTAGAACTCAATACCCTATTAATCAGATATACTAATTTATTTTGATCTATCATTTATTAATTTTAAAAATTCCTCTAAATCTAAAGTAACATAAGTTTTACTTCTGTTTCTTTTAAATATCAAGATAGGTGGGTAATCACCACTATTTTCTTCGGCTTGTTTTAATGATTCCCATATGTTTATTTTTTCTTGATTTTTACACTCGAATGAATATGGTATTTTCTTTCTTGCTGCTGGTGATAACTTAATATCTTCACCAGTTTCACCCATAATAGCTGTACGGATATCATCTGGTTCTAATTCTTTGAATTCTTCGAGAAGTAAATCTCTAATTTTGTTTTGTAATCTACGACCTTTGGCCTTTGCTGAGCGTGTTTTCATAACCTTTAATAAATATAACCCTATTTTTTCAAATTACTATTTTTTATTGCTAATTATCATATTATATATTTCATTTGCCATATATTCATGAGATTCTTCTGAGGGATGGTCACAAGGTAAAGACCATTCTCCAGATTTTGGTTCACCCTCTCTATTTGACCAATATTCTTTAAATTTTTCTACGAAATGAATCTCATCAGATTTTATATGATTCCAATTATATTTACCATCATATAATAGTATATTATAATCTTTAATTTTAGTGAATAAATTATTTAAGTTTTCAAATGCTGGTGGATTTTTATCAAGTTTTAACGCATCAAATTCTTCTTGTAATCCCATTATACCATCAAACAAATAAAACTCAATTCCTTCTAAATCACATTTAGATTTTATATGTAATATATTAGTAAAAGTTTCATAGAGAGTTTGATAATCTGAATGAAGATATTTATAGTAATCATCTGCTATATGACTTGGGTGATATTCTGATTCCCATTGATTTAATGTACTTACTTTCCAAGATTGTTCAATATCATCAAATCGTAGAGTTCGAGAGCTCATACTCAACTGAAGAACTACCATTTGTGGTATTTTATACTCAATCCCATCTACACTCTCAGTATACAATATACTGAGTATATCCCTAAACGATGAAGAATTTCCTTGTCCATTTTTGGCTAAATTTACCACATCCATATTCAGTTTTTTACCAAGAAAATAACTCCAATTTTTTCGTGGATTATTATCTTCGTGTTTTGGTAATCCTGCACCACGAGTAAAACTACAACCACTTGTTAATAACATAACCTATTTACCTCTATCTAAATTTTCGCTTCCATTTTCTTCTATATTCGTCTTGTGCCCATCGTTCTGCCTGTTCTTCGTAAAAATTATCATCGTGGAAATCACCACCCTTTTCTAATGCCTCTTGACCTGCCTTAGTGTATTCCCACTCATACTTTTTAGCACCCATTTTATATCTCATCTTTGCGTGGTCTATTTCATGTAATACTGAAACAATAAATTCTTTGACATTTGGATAGTTTCGTTTTAAATTTATAACATCCTTTACCCAATCATAGTCTGCTTCGTTTTGTCCTTTGACTTTACCAAATTTTACCTTAGAACGGAGCCCGTAATGTTTTACTAACATTTTAGCAGTATCTTGGTAATCAATTCTTTCTACGAGTAGGTCTTTAAGTTTTAACATAGTAATAAATATAGATTATTCAGATTTTGAACTACTTACAAGATTACTTGAAACTTGTGCACTCAATAAAGATTGAATGGTAAAATATAATGATGGGTTTCGTTTTAACAATTCTTTAAACTCCCTTTGTTTCCAAACTAAACATTCACAAGGATGTTTTACAATACAAGTTGCAGTTGCTGCTTTTTCTGTAAGAAAGGACATCTCACCTACGAATTGTCCATCTTTTAATTCTGCTACCTTTTTACCATTTACAAATACATTTACTGTACCATTATAAATTAGTACCAAATCTGGTACAAGATGTTTTTGTTTTGTAAGAAATTCTTCTGGCTTAAATTTTTTCCAAATTGCAGCCTTACTAATTTTCAAATATTCTACTGGTGTTAATTCTTTAAATAAAGTTTCGTATAATTCTGTATTTTTGTCATCCATATGAACAGGACGCTTTTCATATATAATAATCGCTATGTGGTATAAATTTACAACTACAAAAACAAGATTCCATCCTATTGGAAGCCACATTGGTTCAAGTGGAATGTAAAAATTATAAAATACTGAAAATAAACTTGCTAATATTGAAAGGATTCTAAGATATAGAATATCCTTTACTAAAAATGAAAAGGCGATTAATCCAAACGCCAAGTGTCCAGCTATTGTTGCTATGTTCATACATTAAAATACATCACCTGCTATCGCGTTTGATATGGCCTTTTTGATTCCCTTGTTATTGACATCAACTTTACCATCCATATCTGCCTTCCAAACTTCTTTTTTCTTACCATTGTGAAATAATGCTAATGATGGGTAGTTTCTGATTCTAAGTTTTTTTATTACTTTTCTTGCATTTCCAGCATCTACTTCGACTATAACACAACCTTCGAATCCACCAACTCCATCAAATAACTTTTTATCGAAATTAGACATCTGATATCCTGATGTGAATTTTACAAGAACAAATCCTTTTGCCACTTTTTTCTTAAAGTTATCATCGTTGATAACCTCTACCTTTGATTTTTTGTCTTGACCATTTACAACATTTCCACATAATATAAATGTCAATCCCATAACACATAATGTTTTGAAAATAATTCCAATTGTCTTTTCGTAATTCATAACTATTTATTCCTCTTTTTTGCCACTTCAACTCGTAAATCTGCTACAAGTCTCTCAAGTTCTTCAATTTTTTCTTCGTATTCATCCAATCTATCATATACATCATCCATATCTTCTTGTAATGAACCTACTTGGTCTTTGTATTGTTCGTAAGACCTTGGCCAATTATAACCCTCAGGTCTCGATGGATACTCTGCTTGATACAGACTTTCTAAACTTGGAAGTTCTTTTGCTTCTTGTATGTCTGCCTGTAATGCATACCACATTCCAATCAATGATGCCAGACCAGTACCAGCTGCAATCATTGTTTGTACAGATAATGTGAACTTAGTACCCAATACTTTTTCTTCACTTATTTCTGTTGCCACTTGTTTCTCCTCTACAACTTTTTCTTTTTCTTCGTGATGTGTATCTAACATCGCGTCTGTTAAATCTTCTATTGTACAGAATCCTAACTCGATTAATATCTCTCCTATTTTTCTCTTATCACCAGCTACTTGTTTTTGAATGGCCTTGGCCAGCTGTCTCTTAGTGATGACATCACTATCTAATAATAATTGTCCTAATCTTTGTCCTTGTTCTGTCATTGCTTGTTCTGCCATTATTCATTTTCCTTACAACACTCACATTCACAAATTACTACACATGCACATACTTCACAATCACATTCACAACAACATCCACATTCACATGCGTATTCACATTGACAATCGTGACATTCACACTCTCTCATATTTTTTCTCCTAATAAACTCCTTGATAGAATGTAGCTTCAGGATCTGAACCAACTTCTAAATTTTCAAAAATAATTACACCATGTTGCATTTGATTTCTGTAAGGATTGAAGAAGTATCCGTCTGCCATACCACTTACCAAACCATCTTCATACTTATCAATTGATGCTTGTGAGAACTCTGTGTAATCGGATAGTCCTACAATCTCCAATGTTATTCTACCACTTGTTGTTTGTAATAGTAACGAATCCATTTGTGTACCACCTAAATATAGTTTTTCATCTATTGGCTGTCCGTTATCGGCCCCATTGTTATCATACATAATCAACGCATAATGTTCTTTTTCAGGTGTAACCCTACCATCTTCCCTTTGGAAGTGTAGTACGAATATCTTTTTTATAGTACCATCTTCTTGTACTTCAGAAGCACCATATGTAGTAATACTTTCATAATACTCACGGGCAATAATTTCACTACCATTAACCCACATTTGAATGCTTTCTTCTAATGGTTCTTCTACTCTGTTATCTTCACAACTTGGTATCATAAACATTCCAAATAATAGAAATGTACCTAATACAACTCTTACATTATTATATATTTCTTCGTGTTTCATTTTAAAATCCCATAAATTGATAATTCATACCAAACTTAATATCGTATGCTGGTCTTTCCCAATAATTAAGATACCGACCTTCAGCAAACACACCTAAGTTATCCTTAATCTTCACACCAAAGATAGCACCAAAGTCATAGTCATGCCAACTATGCCACATCGGATCCATAAACATAAATTTATGAGGTTCACCACCTTCTTCCAAATGGGTTTGATAATGTGCTCCGTTATGATACGAGTATTTATCATGTCCAAAATGGTAAGGTAACCAATTACCCCATGCGTGTAACCACCAATAATCATCATAATGATAAAAATCAGCTCCTATTACAATTGATGTTTCTCTTTGATATCCTAAATCTTTCTTTACACCACCGATATACTTTTCTAACATTCTTGGAAAGTGATATAAGAAATACTCTCTATCTGTATAGGCGAATATTTTTCCATTCTCATCTCTCCACAACCAATCAACTCCGACAAATCTACCATCATCATTCCAAAAAGGTCCTCCACCTTCGATTTCTCTAAGCTCACCAGTTTCAGGATCTATTTCGTATAGTTGAATGTCTTGGTCAAGATTACCATTACCATCATTGTAGTATTCTTCAGTAAACCAAGCGTTATCATCAATACCAAAAGCATCTTCTGCAAAATCCCACCATTGTCCTTTGTACCAAGTGGTGTCCAATACCATAGCGTCAAACCCATAAACAGGATGTTGTCTGTGTTTCACACCAATACTTAAATTAAATTTATCATCTACAATAGGTGGTGTCCATTTAAATCTTAACTCACCTTGACCATATTCAATATCTTCCAATCCTAATTCAGTCCAACCTATTTTAGCCAACCACCAATCACTTGTATATCTTACCCAATACTCTTGATTTAGATATTCATTTCCCCATTGTCTACCTTCTGACCATTTAAGTAGATATTCCCATCCTTTAACAGGACCAAGTGTGGCACTTTCGTTAGCGTTTTGTTCTGAACCATCATACCAAGTTCCACCAACTCCAGCATTTTTTACACCTCGTTTTGGTTCATAATTAAATCTACCAATTTTTCTTAATCCAAATGATGTTTGAAAATCTGGTTTCAATTCCCTTTCTGTTCTACCAACTTGTAGTTGTCCTGTACTAAGACCACCAATAATAGCAAATCTATCATCTTGGTGTCTTGGTGCATTTAGACTGAAACTTGCGTATGCAGTCGAATATTTGAAAAATTTCCAAAGTTCATTCTCGGCTGATAATAGATTTACACTAATTAACAATCCGATTAATAATTTTTTCATCTTTATCTCCATTGATAGCGTTTCTTATCCTCTATAAATATCAACTTCAATCATTTTTTGAGTATTTAGATAAATCTAAATTAGGTAGTGGTTTTTCAATTTTTAAATCTTTTAATTTAGAATTAGCAACCACTAATTTAGAACCACCCATTACTTTACCATCAACTACATGATAAATAAAGAATACGGTTTTCCACATACTCACTCTGACTATTCTACCAGGTTCTCCATCCACCTCAACGACATCATCTTCGTTATAGTCATTACCTAAAAAAACCATTAAACCATCTACGGCTTCTCTTATGGTATTTTGAAATATGAGAGTTAATACTCCCGCTAAAAATAACCAACCATATTGTCCTATCAAACCCTCGACAAGACTTTGTGCTTGGTTGTCCACGAGTTTTCTCCTATGTTATTGTTCTATGTTTACTTATATAAATATAATATATATGGCGGAATTAAGAGTCAAATCGTATTAAAAATGAAAGTGGTAAATCTTTATCGTTTTTAATTGGATTTGACAATTTTGCGATAGCCATTAACTCATTTGTATCGTTGTATAGACCTATATTTGTAATATATGTTCCAAATTCTGAATGTGTTGTGAAATTTAAATACTCTGTACCCGTATCGTATGATAATGCGTATGAACTTGAACCAGGTGGTAAAACTAAATTCATAGTATTTTCGTATTTTGGATTGTCCATATCATCATTGTAAATGAATCTTGCATTTTGAGTAACTTGAATACTACCAGCTCTGTTAAGTACGGTACTTGGGTTTGTAGTTGCGTTAAATTGATATTCTGCTACATTACATAGATATTGATATTCGTATGATGTTTTAGTTGCCTTGAATTCTATTTGCCAACCATTAGCCTTTGTCCCTAAACCAACTCCAATATATTGTGAACCAGTATTTGTAAGAGCAACTATTCCGTGTTCGTAAAATATATTTCCTAAACAACTTCCACTTCCATTACCATCAAGTGTACCAGCTGCAAAACTTGATGAGTAATTATAATCATATAGTTGTCCGTGTCCATCATCTCTGATATCTAATGTTACATCACTACTATCGTCTACCAATTTAAACGAATACGGTTTTACTTCTTCACCAAAATATTCTTGTGGAATTGTTATGACATTTACTCTATCGTGTAATTCTCTTGGAACGACTTCACCCCAATCCTCTCTACCATGTGGATGTTTTCTACTCCAATTTCCACCACTATATAATGGATATCTTGTTGTTGTGGATTTAGGGTTAGGGATAGTATCATATAAATAGTAACTACTTTTTATCATATTGAATACTGGTATTTTGAAAAAAGTTCCATGTTGATACCAATGACGATAATCTAATCCAAGTGATTTAGATTCAGCGTTATACAAACCAAAACTTTGGGATGCAGCCGAACCAGTTAGAAAATTGTGAAAACTACCACTTAGTCCTTCGAGACCATAAACTCCACTTCCACTATCTACATTTGTAAAGGTGAATTTTTTGTAAGATTTAAATTCTTGTATTGACCTATCATCAGGAAGAATGTCCTTAAACATTATAATCTCCTTTAATAGTCAAGTCTTACTTTTATAAGGGCTTCGGTATTTGAATCCTTTTTGAAAGGTTTAGATAATTTTGCTACTGCTAACAATTCATTATTATCATTGTACAATCCTACACTTGTAATGTAAGTGTGTGGTTCGCTAATATATGAATTATTAACTAATGTTGCATTATCACCCGTAAAGTATGATGGGTTTTGACTATGATTGTATTCAAAAGAATGAACATTACAAAAGAAAAAAGAACTTCTTTTTTGTTCTTCTCTACGAGATGAAAAGTGTGAACCACTCTTTATTGAATCAAATAGTTTTCTATGATTAAAGTTATTTGCAGTAGTAGATGTACCAACTTCTTGAATGTATTTTGCTGCTGCAACTTTACCAGATCCTGATGCTAACGCGTTTGGATTTAAAATAATCATTCCCGTTTCAGGATAAAATAAACCATAAGAACCTGAATTTGTTGCTGTTGCGGTAGCCGATGCAGTAGTGTGTATTCCATTATTTATAGAACCACTAACTACATTAAATTCTCTTTTAGTTGCACCCAATAATGAGTTTCTATTTGCTTGACTATCATCAATTAATTTGATTGTATTAGGGACCCAAGTATCAACGGTTGATCCTGTATAACTTCCACTTGCTAAATGTAATTCCCAATTACCCGGATCCATCTTTTCTCTATAACGAGCCCTATTAACAACAATTGCAAATACATCATCACTATAATAATCAGTACTACCACCACCCTTAAAATTAAACTGAGTAGTTCCAGCTGGTAATAATACTTGTCTTAATTGAGAATAAATACCTTGTGTTGGATTACTTTGACCAGCAACGGATGATGCCTCTGAACCTTTTCCAGTTCTATGACCATAGGTTACAGAAAACTGACAATCTAATGAATCATCAGTTGTGGTAAAGACATCATTATAGTATTTACCATTGTTTGTGTTTTGAGTCGAACCTGTGAAAAAAGTTGTTAAAGTACCAGTGTTATCAGACCACATTGGTTCTGCAACCGTACTATATGAATTTTCTATTTTTTCATCAGGATTGAAAACTTTAAAAGCCATTTAAAATCTCCTTTTCCTAAAAGTCTAATCGTACTTTAATTACAGCTTCTCTATCTCTGGATTTCAATAAAGGTTGACTTAGTTTGGCGACCGCTAACAATTCATTGTTATTGTTATAAAGTCCAACCGTAGTTATGTATGATTTAGGATCTTGAACAAAAGTATTATTTTGTAATTCTGCATTTGTTCCTTGATAGTAAGTTGGATTCTGACTAAAGTTATATTCATCAGATTTTACCCTACAAAAATAATGAGAAGATTTAATCTGTTCTTCTCTACGAGCTTGAAACTTACCACCTCGATGAATAGCCTCAACTAATTTAAATGCGTTATTTTGGTTTGTATCTGCAGTTCTATCCGTTCCGAGATTTAAATCAGTTGCTACATTTAAACGAGTAGCGTTTAATACAATCATTCCCAATTCAGGATAAAATAATCCATATGAACCCGATGTAACACCTTCACTTGAAGCTTCCGTTTTTATTACAGATGCTCCACTTTGTATTGAACCACTAACAACATTAAATACTCTTTTAGATGCATTTACTGAAGAATCTGCGGTTGCTCCACTATCGTCAATTAATTTTATTAAATTTTGACCATTTCCACCATTACTACCACTTAACCAAAGTTCCCAATTACCTGGATCGATTTTTTCTCTGTATCTAGCTCTGTTAACATTGATTACATATATGTCCTCAATAGTTGATTGTGCATTTCCATCAGGAAACTGAAATAAATCTGTACTTGCTGCGTTCCTTAAACCTATGTTTCTAAATTGTCTATATATCGCCTTAGATGGGTTATTTCCAGTTGAGGTATTCAAAGAACCACTACCTGCGTAATGTCCATACGCTACTGCAAATTGTACTTCTCGTGTAGTATCACTACCGACCTTATCAAAGATATCGTAGTAGTAATCCCCACTACTAGCACTCTGAACAGATCCAGTATATACCGCTGTTATTACTCCTGCAGTATTTCCCGTAGTAAATTCTAAGGTTGCAGAACCTCCCGACCACACCGGCGATGATATGGTACTTGGGATATTGGTTCTCTTATCCGTACCCGTAAGTTCTGTAAAAAAGTTTGTGTTGTCGCTCATTATATTCTCCTATATGTATAAATATACATTTAATTTATTCTCGTTAATTATTTTTCCAACTCAACATCACCCTTGTTGTTGTTTCCTTCTTTTCCTGGTATGTTTGATTTATCAATATCAAACAATGGAAATGCCTCATCTTTTCCACCCTTGTCTGGTATATCAACTTCCTTTTCTTTTGCAGTTGGTAATGCAACAATTTGTGCTGTTGTAGTAGATGACCCGTTTGCATTTGTTACGGTTAAAGTTACGGTATGGGCTCCTTCATTAAAAGTGTGAGTTGGATTTGGTTTTACTGATGTCACCCCATCTCCAAAATCCCAATTATATTTCAATCCATCTCCTTTTGATGTATTTGTAAATGAAATAGTAAGTGGTGCGTAATTCATTGTTCCTGTTGGCATATTATATCTCTCTTTACATTTTTAATTTTGGTGAAGATTTACCTTTACTGGAATCATCGTCACTATTCTCAAATGATGTATCTGGCTCCTCAACTATTATTTGTGCTGAAGTTGTTGCAGTACCATATTGATTTCCAATTGTCAATGTTATGGTAAAAACTCCATCATCAAATGTATGTCGAGGTTCGGCCTCTGTTGAAGTAGTACCATCACCAAAATCCCAAAGATAAGTCAAGTTATCTCCTGAAGATGTATTATTCATCTGAATGGTGTATGGTTTATAATTAGGCATTTAAAATTCTCCTTTTACTCCGTAACCTCAAACCAATTAAAATTGGCTATTGGTGGATAAGTTGCAACTGTTTGTTTCTCAATCGCCTTTTCTACTTCTTTAACTATTTCCTTTTCTGTATCTGAAATAGTTTTTTGTTCTTCTTTGTCTTTTAAATTTTCTGTTTCTTTATTTGTTTCTTTTTCCTTATAAATCTCATCTTTTATTATTAATTCTTCATCAAAAGATGTTGGTGAAACATCTTTTTCCTCTTTCGGTAGTGTATCTTTATCATCTACCACATCATCTTTTGGTGCTATATTATCACTAACTTCTTCATATATAGAATAAGTAAAATCTGCTACTGGTGGATTTGAACCATCATACATCTCCACAATATTATCATGTTCAAGTACAAATTCATAATCTTCTCCCCCAACAAAATTTTCAGTTACGGGTTCTATATCAAACACATCTCCTTGTCCTTTCAACACAATTTGTGCTGGTACATTGGATACCGTAGATTGTTGTGTAATGGGTGGTGTTTCTCTATGTATAAAAAAATTCATTTGTTCTTGGTCACTTAAAAATGATTCAAGAATAGGTGCATTTTCAATAACTCTACCCATCAAATTAGATGATAAAGTTTCATCGTATAAAGAGTAATCAATTTCATCATCTCCAAGTGCATATTGTGTAATTATATAATCACCACTCGTATCACCAGCTATAGCATTTGCTAATAATTCTCTACCTCTCTTTGTAAAATGTGCTGTAACGGTTCTTTTAGATTTGTCTAAATATCCCATTATTTTCCTCCACCAATAATCCTATAATCAAATCCAGCCGTAGGTACATTTGGATTTGTTAATGTGACAGCAGGTTGATAAAATCCTTTTACTTTATCTCCATTGTTTACAATCAAATCAATGTAGAATACTGCTCCACTTTTTAAACCAGTAACCTTTATACTTGAATTTCTAGCAGTCTGAACTTCCTTTGCCTTTACTCTTATTGATTTGGCAGTTAAGGTTAAGGGTTTTCCCTTACCATCTTTTCCATCTTGTTTTACTTTTACTTTTGGCATTATGTCTTTTCAAATGAAAGACCATCACCTTTAGGATTTTCCTTTCCCACTTGGTATGGTGTTTCATCATTCCCTTCTTTATTTGGATTATATGTCGAGGTAGAATCATCATTCTTCTCTATAATCCTTTTAAAAAGTAAATATCTCATCACCTCACTATCACTTGGACTTCTCCAATTTACATTCGGTTCTGTTACTGGTTGATTATCAATTACCTTACCATATTGTTTAGTAAAAGTTATATCTCCATCTTCAACGGTTTCATCCCATAATCCATAATCTATTTCATCATCTGATAGTGCAAATTTAGTGATGACATGCTCTTGGTTTTGGTTTTGTCCAAATACCGCCTTTCTTAAATAATCTCTACCCTTATTGGTTAATATTGCATCTATAACTAAATCACTTTTATCTATAAATCCCATTTTATCCACCCGTTGGTGTATTATCTACATAATTTACTTTAACTGGTAAAACATATATTGCTCCTGACATCTGACCAGTTATGATAATTGAGGTTTCCCTCGATGTTCCAGGAGTACCTATTGCGGTTGTTATTGTGGCCACTCTACCAACAACTTTTTTAACCAACCTTCCACTTTCTTCACTATAAGTTGCTCCAACATTATAGTCTACTGCATCACCTTGACCGATACCAATATCAACCACATTCTTATTTAACACTAAGAAACTATAATTTTCATTGGTGAACGCACCTTCCGCTCCTTGTGTGTGTGGATTTATCACATGATCTTCAAGTGCGTAATTTGGTTGATTATCTGGATTATATCCAGTAGTCAAGGCGTTATCTCCAAGTAATGAACTCGGTGTCACATTATTAATATATGGTAACGCCTTAGTTCCAACTGGCATCGTAAACAATCTATATTTCATCACCACTTCAGGATCTACACAAGGTTCTAACATAGGAGTACTTTCAATCACCGCCCCAAAATAATCCGTTCCTTTTGGATGTGCTGTATCCCATAAGGTGTAATCTATTTCGTCATCACTTAAAGCGAATTTGGTAATATTAAACTTACCATCACTTTTTGCAAGATATTGTTTACCCTTTTTGGTTAATACGGCATTTATGATTTGTGAAGTATTATTTATAAATCCCATTATGGTTTATCCTTTAAGAATAAGTAATTGTTATTGGAAACTCTAATACTGCTCCTGATGATTCACCAGTTATTATTATTGAAGTACTCGTGGTTGCCGTCAATCTCTTTGGATATATTCTAAGATTAGATGTATTTCCAGGTGTTCCAATGTTCAAATTATTACCACTACCAAGTATACAACCCGATACGGTTTGTGATATATGTTGTACATTATCTACGAAAGGCACCCATTTTCTATCTGTTGGAGAAAGTGTACCATCATCGTTTTGAAGGTTAATCACATTATTACCATCTATGAGGTCATATGTAGGTCCTAAAATTGCAACACTCGAATCTAACAATGTTACGGTATATAGTTCGTTTGAAAATAAAGGATGGTCTAAGTTACCATTTTCTACATTGGCTATTTTAGTAATGTTAATTAGTGCATTACCATTTGTACCATGTCCCAATTTTGTAGTAACGAGGTCACTATTTACGGTGATTCTATTCGTACCACCCTCACCCTCGTCAGCGTAAAATTTTAATCCAACTAAATTAGTGGCAGTATTACCACCATCTATTATCTTTTCCATAGCTCCTGTTCCAGGTGACCTTGTTACGAGTTTATATTTCATAATCTCGGAAGGATCATTGAAAGGTTCAAGTGCTGGTAGATTATCAATTACTGCACCATAGAAATCAGTTCCATTTGTATGAGTAGTATCCCAAAGAGAATAATCTATCTCATCATCACCAAGTGCAAACTTTGTTACAGCAAAGTCACCACCACTTGACAAAATCTCTCGTCCTTTCTTTGTCAATATAGCGTCCAAAACTCTGCTCGTATTATTTAAATATCCCATTTTATTATCTCCTATGTACGGATTTTATTTTTAGATTCGATATAATATAACTTATTGTTCATCTATAAATATAATCCTTTTTAATTTTTTGTATTATTTATTCTTTACTTCTAACTTAGTTGTAGTTTTGTCACCCGTTACTAACTTAGTTGGTGAAACAAGAAATGTTTCAAATGCAGGTGAATTTTCTGCATAATCATTATTCGAATCTTGTATTGTATCATCTTCGGTTAAAACACATCCTTCATAAAACAATCTGTTAGTTCCTATTGCTTCATCCCATTTATTATCCAAATCAGATAAAATAAAACTCGATGAGTTTGGCATGTGTCTTGCTGCATCTACGGAAGAAGTATAAAAATACATTACTTCCATATTGTTTTTTGATAAAACATTATCCTCTACACGAGGCATCAAAACTTCTTCAAATATAGTCTTAACACTACCTTTTTGTATTGTTGAACCAAAATAATCACTACCATAATAACCACTTGTATCTCTATCACCAATACCATATAATGCTGGTCTTTCTAAAATATGTTTCAGTACAAATGAACCAGTTCCTGCTGCTTGTTCTGATAAGGTCTCACTTGGAGCACTGAATGAAACAAAATCTGCTGTTAGTACGATACCAGATCCAGTTTCTTGTGTTTGTTGATTTCTTCTAAACGGATCACGAAAGTTTAATGGTGCGGTATTTAATCCCCACGGAGTTATATCTTCAGCAGAAGCTGATATAAAACCTCTTGGTTCTGAACCACTCTGTTGTGTATAATAATTTACTCTAAACGGATCCACATAGGTTAAATTTGTTTCAAATGTTTCATATGCTGCAGAAGAAGAAAGATAAGAACCAGTAACCATTTTTTCTTTATTAATTCCAAATGGATTAGACCAATTCATTTTATCCTCAAACATTTTAAAATCAGCAGATTCTGAGTATTCATTTGATACATCAATTCTTGTAACATGATGTGATGGTTCTAATGTCGGTACTTTTCCTATAATTACTTTATCTCGTTCAAAAATAGTAGGTTCTATCAATATACCAACTGTAGCATTTGCACGAGCAGGTATTAAAGACTTGACTTGTTTGTACAACGAACTATCGTAATATTTTAATAATCTTAAATAATCCCAAAAGTTATTAGGTCCTGCGTATTTTTTCCAATATAAATTTCTTGCAGTTTGTAATCCCGTGTATTGTTCTTTGTATTGGTCTCTTGGATCACCAATGTATTGGTCAAAATCAATATTTGGAAACGATGATATAATATCTTCATCTATTGCTGCAGATGGTGAAAAGAATATACCAAGTTTATTACTATCAACTGGTGCATTATCATATGCTGGTATTGTAATACTTTCACCAAATTTTAATACAGGATTTCCAACTTTATCAATTCTCTCATCTGCCTCTATTCTTAATTTTTTTGCTGACTTTGAACTTGGGCCTAAATTAGGAACTTTAAATTTATTTTCATCTACGACAGATACAAAATGTGGTGATAATAAACTTGTATAATTATGTGGTGCTGCAGATGATGTATAAGTTTGGTCAGCTGATGAATCTTGAAACCATTGATTTGAACTATCACTTAAATCTTTATCATCATCAAACGAATATCGAGTAACTAAATCCACATAGGATGCAGAAATAGAATTACCATCAAAAGATATTGGAGCGGCAACATGATTATCAAATGCTGATTCAAACAATGGTGTAGTCCAATTTCTGTACTCCATCATAGAACCACTAAACGATTCACCAAAAAATGTATTTTCTTCAGGACCACCTATCGTTACGGTTGTTCCACTTCCAGAATATGATAAGTTATATGATGCTGATGCCACAGACATAGAACCACTTATTAACATAGTCTGTTCTGATTCGTATACTATTTTACTTCTACCCGAATCATATTGTTTGGTGTATAAATTGTAATTGACATCAGAACCAGAGAAATTACTTTCTAAATAACCACCAGTTTTCAAGGTTCGTGTTAACATTACAGACCAATAGTCACCATCGTAAACAGGTAATTCAGATGAAGAAACTTCACTATATCCATTACTACCACTTAACATAAACGATACATGACCATATCTATCCGAAGAACCATTATCTTTTAATCTAATTGCCCAATCTGTACCTCGTCTTACCAATACTTGATTTGAACCACTAGCGGCTCTGAATCTAAATTCGATAGTATCTGGATGTCTGTCCGTTGGTGCTTCACCTTGTGTGGATGGTGTCCATGCATCATATTCTACATATGTGTTATGTGGTGCACCAAAGAAATTTAACGCCTTTGTAAATTTTCTTGTTATTTGAAAATCAGAAGGTTGGTCTGGTAACTTAGGTCCTCCATACTCCATAACTCTTAGTATAGTAGAAGGTATACCATAACAACTTATCAATCCTTTAATTGCTCGTGAAGTTCCTTTTGTCTTTAAAAAGTAAGGTATGTTACTTACAATACGACTCCATATCTCTCTTGATATATCTCTATCTGGTGTTACAGAATATTCATGTGGTGTTTCAGAACCACTTACTGACATTCCAAACATATATTGTGGTAATGATATTAAATCTTTACCATCAAATACTTCCCATCCAAGTGATTGTGCAACTGGATGTAATAAATTTTTAGCGATACCTTCTGTTAACTTATCTCTTTTATCATGAACATCTGTCATGGCCTTTACGAATGTCCAAATATCATCAAAGTGATGTCCCATCATATCTATGAATTTTAACATGACACTATTTGACTCATCATCTTGAATAAACATTGGAAGATGACCTTGTAATCTATGTTTATTGGACTTATCGTAATTTGAAGCGGACACTAATTGATTGGAGTACCAAGTATCTGCAAGTGATTGTGATGTTCTATATAAAACATACGGACTTGAATATGTACCAGCTCCACTTTCTTTTGGCCATGCATTTTCATGAACCAAACCAATAGACGAAGTTGTAAAAGATGAAGTCTGATTGAACATATACTTTTCGAAATTATCAAAGTTAGTAATGACTTCTCGTCTTTTATTTTCCCAATGTTGTATTTGAGAAACAGAACCACTAACAGGAACAAACGATGGATTTGCTGCTCCTGATTCTGAAACTATTAGATATGCACCATTTCCAGGATCTGCCTTTACCTTATATCTACCAGTAGAACCACTACCTGCACCTGCTAACGAAGCACTTCTATCAGTATATGATTCTATTAAATCTAATTTATATTTAAAGTTTTTAAGTCGTTGTTCAGCAGAACTAAAGTGAATAAAGTTTTCAAATCTACCATAATCAACATTAATATCTGCAGTAAAACTACCACTAATTAATTCGTTTTCAATTTCCTCTTTTATTCCAGGATCATTAGAAACTAAATTATTGTAGCTTTGAAATTCTGTAATACCTGCACCAATCGGACTATTTAAATTTTGAAATTCAGGTGTTCTTAAAACTATGTCACTAATCGATTCTTCAACAAAAGGAAATAATTCAATGTTTTCTTCGATTGGTGGTATCATCTCTCTAACGATGGTAACAAAATCTTTTTCCTTTACTTCATTAGGAAGTGGTTCATATAATTTATAAGCAACTGCGTGTGGATAATCCTCATAGGTCTGTGTATCAATTTTAAAATTAGATATCAAATGATAATCATCAGGACCTGTTTTAACTAATTTACTTAAATCTTGACTACTATCGTTTGGATATTGTATAAACCATTTTGGAAAATGTGAACCTACGGTTATGTCTAAATCATTTGAGAAATCATGGTCTGATTCTTGACCAAGTAACTCGTAACTATCCGTAAGAAAAATATTGTTTCCAACTATCTGTTGTATATCACCTCTTAAAGAACCATATACTGGACTTTTCTCTGCTAAAGAAGATGTGTACATAATTGAAAAGTCTGTAAAATCTTGGAACGACCTTATGTTTGCATCATTATCTAATACTGCACCATCTGGTGCCAATCCTTCGTAAGTACCATTTAATGTGAGTATATCTCCATTGACTTCTGTAATCTGTGCTACTAACGGAGCTGTAGTTGGATTGATATGAATAGAAGAATCCACTTCTGTTTTAGCTACGGAAACATTTTCTACCCAAGTTATACCTTCAGGTCCATAATGACCATATATGTAAATTACGGTTGGTTTTGTTAAATCCCAATCTTCTTCAACCGTACCTGTCCAACTTACTTGTTCCCATTCACCAACCTTTGAAATTGGTATATATCTTAAAAACTCTCGTTCAAATGCAGCATTCATGGGGATTCCATTTTCATCATCACCAATTGTTGCAGGATGATTTTCTAAATTAGGTCCCCAAGTTGATTGACCATTACTCTTTCTATAATGATACAATCCAACCATTGCACCCTTATTAGGAGTATCGGATTTCTGAGTCCAAGTGACCGTAATTTGGTCACCTACCTCTACACCTTGTGCCACCATCTTATGTGGTAGTGTTTGACTTATACCCATCCATCTATGAACTAATGTTGTTGGTTGATTTACATCTGTGTTAAATCCAGTTTTGTGTATCCCTTCGTATTCGTCATGGTTTGGTGCACCAAATTGAGAATTCTTATCAATCATTTTTATTGCTGTGCCACCAAATTCACCTTCACCATCTACCCATTTAGCGTGATATCCTAACCAACCACTATGCCATCTTGACCTATCTAATCTTCTATCATCATTACCACCCCAATTAAATGAATTGAATCCATCACTCCATCCTTCGGGTTTTACTGCATCCGACCAAATATCAGGATCTGGAAACTGCCAAATTTTTTCTGTTACACTATCTCCTGCGTTCCACTCCCATTGTAACTCTTGATTATCTCCTAAATTTGATGACCAAATCCATTTACAATCTCTTAAATCGTCATCTACATTATCCCCCCACGGCCCTTTACCTGCTCTAGCTAAAGTTTTCCAAGCATTTCCTATCGTACTCTCTGAAGTAGAATTACTTATAATTGACCAAGGACCTACTCGTTCTATTGCAGGTGGGAGATCTACCTCACCAGATAATGTTCTTCGTTGCCAATCTCTCAGTATACCTTCATACTCAAGACTAGCATCACCTGTCTTTATCTCTGTTCCACTATAAATTATTTTTGCTATAAAGGCGGCAGGACCTCCATCATTTGTAGTTACGATTCTTAAACTTGCCAATTGATTTGGTAAGTCGAATGTTTGTGCTACTCTCCAATCATCTCCTGAACCTATGAGAGTTTCATTACCATCATCAGTAGTTGCAAATAAATCAAATTGATTATCAACCTGTAAAGTAATAAAGTTTTCATCACCCATTCCGTGATAAGGACTTACTCTAAATTCTCTTTCTGATTTACTAATATCCGAACCATCAGGATTTTTTAATGGTATCTCATCAACAACAATTAAATCTTCGTTTTGACTAAATGTTTCATCGACCACATATGCATCTCGAATTGTAAGAATACCACGATTTCTTACCATCACACCATCAACGACTTCTCCTGCCATTGTCGGTACAAAACCTTCATCTTCTGAAGTAAGAGTTGCTTGAACTCTGTTGTCACTAATAAATGTTATTAAACCTGATGTTGGTGAATCTGTTTCCTCTGCTCTCTCATCAACTATAAATGGTGTTGGAGCTCCATTTAAACTTCCAGCTTCTACCTGAACATTTGTAATCCAACGAGTACCCGTATCAGTAGATGAATTGGTCATACCTAAATTTAATTTTATAGTTCCATTAGAATTTTCAGGTATTGTAATTACTTTATAATACTGATTCCATTGTTTATCATCTATTATTTTAACACTTGATATTTGTCTATCAGTATCATTGAAATTTGTAAAGGTATTATTATTTTCAATACCACCAGTAAGTAATTGTTTTTGTGAATCAGGCCAATCTTCTGTCCAATAAGCCCAACAACTAATTATATAATTTTCACCAGGAATACCATCTAATAAAAGTGTGTAATTATTTCGTGAACCATCGGATTCGGTTTGTAGAATATATTTACTATTACCAGGATTTTCAACATCATTTGGGAAATCGTGATTACCTGAAGTTTGTCCTACTTCTTTAATTCCATCACCATTTGAAAAGTCACCATTTGTAACTAAGTTTGGTGTTACTGGTAAAGTTACCAAATCAACTACTGGTGTATAATTTGTTATTTCTTGTCTTGTTTCTTCATAATCTATTACAAATGCTTCTCTTATTTTTAGAGTTCCACCGACCATTGATTGGTCGAGTTGTAAATTACTATTATTGATAGTTGCAACTTTTCCATCATCACTAAATGTAATATGTGATTCACCATTAACATCAGAAAAGGATAAACAAGTAAAACCTAATAATCGAAATTTTTCAAACCAATCTAAATCAACAATAGCTGGATTTGGACGAATTCTAATTTCTGTTCTTGATGGAGAAATTTCTTGTAACCAATATTTGTCCTCTTGTACTAACAACTCGATTAATTCACCATTCTCGTCAATTATTGGTATGTTAGAATCTGGTGTAGGTGAATGACTGGCAAATATCCTACCATCTGGCTCAATTACATATTGACCATTAAAGAGACTTTTATCTGATTTTTTTGTCAATACTACATTATCAGAACCACCTATTCTTCTTAAAAAATTATATTTTAATTGATAATTACCTCGTTCAAAACCAAGATTTCTAACATGAGCTCCTACATCCAAACTTGTTGGTAATGGAAATTCAAGTTCACCTGATGCTAAATAATTATCCTCCATATCATAGACACAATACTGAATTATATCATTAGGTGAAGTTCCAAAAGGCACAACAGGATCACCATCGTGTAATCCATCAATAGCTATTAATGGTAAATCTTGTTCATTTAATCTCGATAATTTTCCTGATTGTGGATCAAGTGTTAGTTTTTTCTTTGCCATTAGAATTCCGTAAATTCTCGTTTGATTACTTTATTAATTTCTTCTGTTTTTTCGTATTTAAAATATTGTTCCGTCCAAGATATCATATAATTTTCAGGATAACTTGATTCATCAGTTCCTTGACCTGGTATTATTTTTTCGAATAATAAAATTTTTTTAGAATTTTTATCTCTTAAAATACCATCTGTAACTAATCCATTTTCGGTTTTCTCATTTATCATATCCAAGTAACTTGACTCATCTTTAGTCGTCAACTCTTGATAAAAAGGAAGTTCGTCTAATTCATTTTTAGTATATGGCATTATCCCATCTCCCTACCAAAAAAGTCATAATTTAATTTTATATATTTTTCCCATTCTGCTGGAACTTCACTTTCTTCGAAAATTGCTTCCACAGGACATTCAGGTTCACATGCACCACAATCAATACACTCATCAGGATCGATGTAAAGTGAATCAGTTTCTTTTGGGACAAACCCATCTACTTTTGCTTCTTCACCTCTACCCTCTTTGTCGTATGGGCCGTGGATACAATCTACTGGACAAACCTCAACACATGCTGTATCACAAGTTCCTACACATGGTTCTGCTATTATGTATGGCATTTTTTCTCCTTTATCTTACTACTTTGAATGAATGTTTCTCATCATAAAATTCTACCGTTTCATCTGATGTTCCACTTCCACTTACAATTTTATACTCTACTCTGTAAAACCTTTCTGCCTGTAATCCATCCATCCACAAATTAAAATAGTTTCCTGTTGAATCACAACTTAACTTTGTACCATCACCAAATGGAACAATAATATCCTCTGTATATGCATCTCTTATTTGATAATATGAACTTCCACTCGGTAGATATTTTACGGTTGTATATCCTGTACTATATCCACTTGTTGAATATGACTTTTCAGGATATCTTTCTCTACCCGTAACTCTAAATTTTACCTTTGATTTTTCTCTGTATTCTGGTCTTAGTCCTCTCATATAAAGAATCATATCTTGTAAATTATCAGATGTTAGTGGACTTAATGAACCCGTACTCCAAGAGGAATCATCCCAAACTACTTCTAATTTTGGTGGAAAAACCGTATGGGTTTCTCTACTAAAAAATTTAAAATTACCTAAGTGATCAGTATTACCTTCGGCCAAACTTGTATCAGTATTTCCCATACTACCACTTCTTTTTAGTATAAATCCTTCATTTGTAATTTTAGTACTACCACCTAACCAACTATTAACAATGTTAGTAACATCCATTCTAAGGTCGGCTGCTTCATGATTAAATGATTGTGATGCTTCATATCCACTACCACTATACCAAGTTCCACCACCACCTGATAGGGATATGGTTTCATCTGTTCCACCTTCTAATGCATTATCTCCACTTCCAAAAACAAATAATCCAGATGAAGATGCTGCTGCGTAGTTTGATGTAGTTCCTCTAGCACTTCCTGATAATATTATTTGTCCCCCACCTTCAACAGATAAATCTACACTTGCTGAAATTGACAATCCATGTAATGAACTACTATCGTTTATTGCTCCTGCTAAATTTTGTAACGAACTGCCAGTTGTTGATGCAGAAACAATATATAATTCTGATGCTGAATTATCAAAATTAGTTCCATCATTTACAAACATAAAGTCAACACTACCAATAGTCAATTCTTGATTTATATAATTTCCATCACTAATAGAAAGTGTTCCACTTGCAAAAGTACTACCTTGTAATGTTGAATAACTACCAAACCAAGCAGTTTCGGTTGGTGAACCATCTCTGTATTTCCAATTTGCACCATTTCCAATTCTTGGATATGAATCACTTCTACCAGAACCCATCTCCCAAGATTGACTTACAGGATATGCCCATAACATATCAGATGTAGCTAACGCTTCTGAATTAGCATCATATAAGTTTAAAAAGAATCTTGGACTTGTTATTAAACCATTTACAATAGACTCTGAAATATAAGATAAATCAAATTTTAAAAGTGCTCGAGAAACATTAGTAATAGTACCATCAGGATTTATGTCCTTTCGTACCTCAAGTATCTCATCCAATCCTGAGTTCAAACTCTGACTAGCTTCATATATTGTTGTGTCTTTTGTTGCGAATTCAAAATAATGCATTATAAGTCTCCCATCACCCTACCCCTAATATCGGTATCAGGATATTTAATTTCAAATACTGCAGGATCCACAGATGGATAAACTACACTATTAAATGTTGCAGACGCTACATCATATATGTTATCAGAATAAGTAAGATTGTTTATTGTACCAAACTTATTATGTATCTGAATTAATTCTGTACTATCCTCTCTTGGTTTTACTACGGTTGCAACTCCCTCAACTCCAAGTATTTCAGATACAACATCGGCCAAAATAATTGGTTGGTTTATTTGCCATTTATCTATTTGAAAATATTTTTTTAATTGTGTTACACATGCTAAAAGTACTTCGTGTTTATTAAATCCTCGTTTTGTATATATGGCAAAATCAAGACCTATATTACAAATCCAAGCATCTTTTAATTGTATTGCATCTGTCATCATTCTATACTGACTTAAATAGACTTGTATATTTTCTTTTACTGCTTGATTTAATTGAACTAATTTTTTGTTGTTGTCATATCCCAACATATACATATTCAATGCTAATGGATTTGCCTGATATGTTGGATCTCCTTCATTTTGTTCATTCCCAGCCACTTGTTCATCTTGTAACATAAATACTTTTGCTATATTACCATATTTTGGTGGTAAAGAATAAACACGAGTTATAAAATCATCTTTAGTTACTGCCCTTCCTTGTGCCTGAAAATATGCTGTTGCATTTATTCTAACATTCTCAAGTGTTTCTGCTCCACCACCTCCTGTTGCTGGGTTTACATTAATAGCCGCTACAGAATTTAATGATTGTAATCTTAAATTGTCATTTAATGAAACTGAGGTATCCGTTTCTGCAGTTTGTTTTGTAATATTTATAATCTGATTGGATGCTACATTGTCATCAATACCACCACCATATGAATACTTTATCGTAAGAGTGGTATTGGTTGGACATTGACCGTAAGTGTCGGTATTTAAAAAGTTTGCAGGATCAAATGCAGTATCAAGAAAACTTGGTGTACCTGGTAAACTTGAACCAACATTACTTGGATTTGGAATAATTTCTTCATCACTTTCTGCTGCAACTCCTGAACCAAATCTCATTTCGGTTTTACCATCTGTTCTAATATAAGTTTTAAATCTTTTAGATGTCTTAATAAGTTTTAACAAGAATGGTGCAAAATTTCTACCATCTACTAAATCAGGTGAATTTTTTTCGTTATTTTGAAAATCACCATAAACCGTATCTTGTGCCAAAAACGGAACTTCATAATATTTGTTATTATCACTATCTGTTACGGACATTATTTCTAATACAGGATAATTTGCTAAAGCAATTCTTTTATACTTTTCAGCTGCACCAAACGAAATAGTTTCTGTGGTTACATTTCCACTAACTGCCTTTACCGATTTTTTTAACAACCACTTTGATACATTTTGGTCATCATCAATTTCTGCTATACTATCTTCTCTTGGACTCATTGAACTTGAATCTGAAAAAATTACATCATCAATAGTTCTAAATACAGTTCCATTTGTTGATGTTACTTCCATACCTGCCATTACATTAAGACAATAATTTTCATCAGGTAAGGAATTTGGTGCAGGTGTTGCAGGTACGGTTTGGTAAACATCCAATACCACACTGGCAGGTGATGATAATCTTGGTTTATATCCGTATCCTTGTGCTATTTCATATATGGTTTTCTTTTCTTCTGCAAAAGATAATAAACTTTCTTTAAATTGTTCATCCATATAATAAGATAAAGTATCTCCTACATAAGATGCCATTTCAATAAACATCATACCTGGATCTGATTCGTTGAAATCGTTATAGGTATTTGGAAAATATGTTTTAGCAAATTCTATAAGACCATCTCTAAAAGCAGAAAAATCTTTGTTTAAATATTTTACATCTTTACTGACACTCTTTTTAGCCATCTAAATTCTCCTATTGTTTTACGGCTGATTCAAACTGGTCAAAACTTATAGAAACTGATTCAAATCTATTTGGTTCAAATGACAACCCAAAATCTATATCAATATTTATTCTATTGAGGTTATAATCTGGTTTTGTTATATCTATTTTTTTAATGTTTATATATGGTAACCAAGTAGATAAGGAAGTTCGAATAGCATCATCCAATTCATCATTAAAGGTTTCAGTCATCGGTTCAAATAATTTAGTATGTAAATCTGAACCAAATCCTGGCTGTCCAAGTCTTTCACCAGGTATTGTTTTCATTAAATTTATTATATTATATTTTGCCTGTTCAAATGTGGTTTTGGTTTGTTTGAAGTGGCCCGTATCGGAATATCCTAAAGGCAACTCAAGTCCTATAAAGACATCTGGATTTAAATCTTTTTCTCTTGCTCCCATTATGTTACTCTCCTAACCTCTACTATTAAACCATTCTTGACAACTAATATTGCCCTTCTATATGAATTTGGTACTATATTACCATTATCATCTAAATCAACATCACTTACTTGAAATTCATCTGATATACCTTCAAATTCAGATTCATCTTCAACTGTTCTATATCCTTCCGCGTTCATGTGACCATTAAATTTAATCTCATCATTACTAAAGTTAAGATTTAATTTATCAAAAATTTTCTTAAATATTATAAGTTGTTTTCCAAAATCTAAATTGAATTTAGATACCGTTCTAAATCTTTTTAATAATTTTGATAATGAATTCTTTTTAGTTTTAGGATCTGACTGAACTTGTTTTACATTAAGAGTAGCCGTTATCTTAGTTCCTTTTCCTTCCTTAACTCTTTTTGGTGTTAAGAATAAATTACCAGGTGCTCTATTTTCTAAAAAAGATTTATTGTCAAGTCTATCAATATCATCTTCACCAGTCAAATAAGAATGTATTGCATCAGCTTCTTCTTTCGCTAATTTTGCATTTTCTTTTCTTATTCTCTTTTTAGTTTCAGTATCTTGTTCTTTAAAAATTCTATCATTTTTAATTTTTTCAAGTTTATACTTTAAAAACTCTTTATCTAATGCCATCTAATTACCTCTATGGTCTATATCCACCATTTTTCTTTTGGTCAATGGCTTTCATTACTTTAGAATAATCCTTTGTTAATGCGTTTTGAACATGGTCAGGAACTTGGTCAACATCAACACCAGCCTTTTTAATAGTATCAACTGCTGCTACTTTTCTTTTCGTTTCCTTATCACCACCTAAATTTCCATATCCCAACATTTCGGCCATTCTTGAAGTATCATATACTCCACCACCCATAGTTTCATATCCACCTTCTCCTTGTGGAATACCACCAGCAGTTTCATTCAGAACTTTATTTAGTTCTTGATTTTCTGTATAGTGTACTTCCTTTTTAGGTTTTGTTTCAACTTCATTGATTGGTTCTGAAACTAACTCGGTAAGTGATGGTTCCTGAGTTTTATTATTCTCCTTAATAAATATCTCGTTTACCTGTTTCTTCACTTCTTTACGAACTACTAATTCAATTATCTTTATTAGTTCTTGTTTTTTCATTGTTATCTCCTTTGTTAAAAACCTCTTAGATAGGAATTTAATTCTTCGTCTGCAAAACACCTATCTAATTCTTCCATTTGTTTCGCGAGTTCTTTTGATAGTGCTGATGTATCTACTTCACCAAAGTCGGTATCAGTATCTAAATCTGTCCAAGTACCACCTGCTGCTTCACATTCTTCTTTTGTCAAGTGTTCTGTAATTGAACAAAATCCGATAGTATCATCACTCATTAAATTTTCTGACTCGTTTGATATCTTATCATACATATCTTGTAAATCTTTTAGGTCTTGTGGATCTATCCAAGTACCACCTGCTGCTTCACATTCTTCTTTAGACTTTAAATTTTCCTGTCCTGCACATTGTGCTAAAATACTCATAAGTTGTGCCTGTAAAATTGGTACTAATGATGTAAATCTTCCAACGGTCTTTAACAATGTAGAAACACACATATCAACTAATCCCATTATGTTTAAGACTTTCATCAACCCTTCAATAATCGGTACAACAAATGGTGGTGTCCACTTTAAAATCTTTCTTACTAACTTTATGACCTTTCTAATAATTTTAATAACTTGTATTATTTTTTGTAATACTGGCATGACCTTCATTATTGCTGCCATTATCTTTAACATATTTCTTATAGCAGCCTTTACAGGTGGTGTACAAACATCTTCAGGATCGATAACTGCCTGTGACATTATTTTATCAACTTCAGCATTTAACTTACCTAATATTTGATTTAGTTTACCCATCATCTCTTGTATTTTTGCGGTAAACCCACTAAGTGCAAATGCCTGTAAATCAGGAATTTCAAAGTTAGCTAATTGAGAAAGAAAATCTTCATCGTCAGGTAAATTAACATTTCCTGAACCAACACAAAATCCTTTTTCTTCTCCCTCATCAACATCTTCACCTGTTATGTCACTACCATCTTTACTTGTTGCAGTAGATGAAGCTTGTGTGGTGTATGGTGCACATTTTATTTCACCATTCTCTATTACACATCCAACATGAAGTACAGTTCCTACGGGAACATCTTCACCCTCTCCATATTTAAGTAAATCATTTCCTGTATCGGGCCATATTACCACTGCCCCATCATCTCCGGCCACACCATCTATTTCACAAAATCTCATTGGAAATTCTTCTTTATTATCAAAGATTCCACTTCCATCTATGAGTTCACATCCTGCTATAATTGGTTCACCTGGCCCTAACGCTACTCTTTGTCCAGCTATTGATCTACATCTTATTGGCATCTAATTACCTCTTATCTCCAACATATACCACATCACTTTTTGGTTCATCTAATCGAGTTTTTAATTCTGAAAGACTTCCTTTTAAATTAAGACAAGATGTTATTACATCTGTCAACGGAACTACCATCCCCCAATTACCACCACCTTTGGCTGGTGATAAATCTCCAGCAAATTGTTCTAAATATCCAATTAATGATTTGATAATATCCATTGTTTGGTCACCTTTCAGTACAGGTTGAATTGATGGATTCTTAAAGCTAGTCCATCCAACATCCTCTCCTTGTTTTGGTGCATTACCAAGAAAAACTTTTTCATGTCCTTCCAATACAATCCGATTCTTACTAACTAAATTTATATCTCGTGACGAATATAAATATGAGTCTTGTCTGGAATTAAAAACTATCCTATCAGAATTTATTAAGATTTGTTTACCTTCAAATACTTTAGGATCTAAATCACCAACTTTACTTTTATAATGTGAACTAAAATCAACAGTTTGGTCTGTCGTCATCCACAAAGAACTACCATCTAAATTAATATCTTCTTTAACTGGCTTTAGGTGTATCTGTTCATCTACACCTTGACCTGCTCTTATTATTACATTGGGTGAATTTGCCTTACCCGTAGTATCATCTACCCCACCATCATCTGTTATTGTACTTTTTACATTACTACCTAATCTGATAGTATTTCCAAATCTCCCCTCAAGTGAAATATCACCTTCTTCTGCATCTAACATTCGTATTTTACTATTTTCAATTCGTGGTAGATTTTTTTTATAAGATTCTATTTGGAAAGCATGTTGTACTTTACTTAACCCACTTAATTTATTAGAATCTGTTCTATTTTTTAAATTTATTTTTTGAGTATAAAAAAATTCACCAAGATATTTTGCAACAATTACATATTCACCTGGATAAGGATATGTTTTAATATCGGCATCAAGTGGTGCCGCTTGTATAATATCTTGCGAACCTTTGTTACTGACAACCATCCTACATCTTACATGACCATAAGTAGAGTAATCTCTTGTGGGTGGACTTGAGTTTGGAATTAGTGGTAAATCTGAATCATCAAGTAGGCATTCAATTACTTCGGCAGCCTCTAATTCATAGAACTCAGGCGTATTTGTTTGCTTGAAGATTTTCCTAACTTCATTTTCTGTTACAGGTCCATCTCCAACAACGATAAGTTCATCTTCGTTATCGATTTTATAGGCCATTAATTTTCCTTAACTGATTTTATATCTTCTGTAAGACTATCTGATTTTTTTTGTAAGTCCACAACTACATCATCTATACTTGTGAGTAATTGAGTCTTTTCTTTTTCAGATAAACCGAACTCAGATTCACTACCACCTTTTGATTCTGCTGCAATCAATCGTTGTACAACGGTTGCCAACTTAACAAGTTGTTCATCATTCTTGACATTGATTTCTAAGTATTCTTTTATCATGGGTATTAACTGAATGGCCATATCACCATCCTTGATAAAACTCGTAACTTCTTTTACCAATACTTCAAGTTGATGTTTATTATGCTTAGAATTATTATAAATATCTTCAAAAAGTGATGATAGTGATTTACCTTCGAATAATTCGTAATCTTGACTCATCTTGATTTCCTTGTATATTATGATTAAAAATAGATGTTATAACTCATAAATAAATATTAACTAAACAAAAAATTGGTGCATATATATTGCAAAAGGAAAAAATGTATATACTATATTTATTTATGTCGAAAGATATTTCGACAACAGAAAACGGAAGTTAAAAATCCCTTTTTTGTTAAATGATAAGAAACAAACGGGAGATAACATAATGAAGGAAGTCATCACATTAGTCAAAGATTGGTTGGACGATTTAGTTCACCTACTCGTATCTTTTGTAGCAATAGGAGCCGTTGGTGAAGTATTGTTCGGAAGTGGAGTCTTTGGTGTAAATGTTATTGGTAACCTCACATCAATCATTAATAAATTCGGCGAATCCGGTTTCGCTGGATTAGTCGCGTTGTTGGTGTTGGTGGGTTTATTCCGTAAATAGCTATTATCGGATAATGAAAAAGGGGAACTATTGTTCCCCTTTTTTTTGGCTTATTTTATATCATCCCAATATAGAACAAATGTTAATCCTATAATAAAGAATGATACTATTAATCCGAATGTCAATGTGATATCCATTGTGCCTCCGTTATTTAAATAATATTGGTAATGTATATTTTATCCTGACTGGCCTTCCGTTCTGAGTTGCTGGATAGTAAGACGATTGTTTTATTTTATCCAACACCACATCATTGAGAGATATATTAAAAGTATCCATGATAACTGGATCCTCTACTTCCCCCTTCTCATTAATATAAAAATCTACTATAATTTTTCCGTGTGGCGTTTTTTCAAGTATATCTTCTCTAATGTCGTGGTATGTTAGAACGAATGGTTCTTTTGGTTTCGGGTATGATTGTGTTATTGTTTGGGCAGAAACCATGCCCATTAGTAACAAACACATTAGTCGCTTCATGTGTATTCTCCTAAGTTAAATGATAAGTTTGATTGAAAGTGTCATCACCTTTCAATACTAAATATCTTAAATTATTAGAAATAACACGACTTTTTTGTTAGTTTTTTGTTAGAATTACACTTTTTTCATTTTATTTTCTAATTGAATAATTAGATTATTTATCTTTTCAAGTTTAGGATGATTAGGATTTTTTTCAATTAGTTTATCTTTTGTGTTTATCAATTTACCATAAGCTTTTTGTAAATCTATTAGAGCTAAACCTTTCATACTTCTTCTGTAATATAAATGGTCAAGTGCTTCATCTTCTGCCTCAGCACCACGAACACCAGCAACTGCCGTTATCTGTTCTGTTTCGTAAACTATTTCTTCTCCGATATCTTGTATTTCTTCCCATACCGTATTTTCCCACATAGCATCTAAATCTAAATCCATAGATTCTATTTCTACCATATCAATACTATCTTGAATTGCCTTTTCTCTCTTTCTTATTTTAGCCCTTTCAGCAAACTCTCTATCTAAATTTACAGAACGGATTGAATCACATTCAGATAACCACCCACCATAACCTTTCCAAGCAGGTGAACCCTTATAATCTCTGTATTCTGTATCATCACAATCTTGTCCATACGCAACATCTCGTTTGAACTCAGAGGTTCTTTGAATATCTTGTGAATATATAACACTTGCTAATAATAAAGGTAAGTATCTCATTTTTTCTCTCGTTGTTCAATTTTCTTTTTCTTTTTGTATTTCTTTATTGTTTGTCTTTCGTCCAATTCCCATATAAGACAAACACCTAATGTTATTATAACAAGTGGCATCCACATTACATTATATCTATTTCAAGAGTAAGATTTCTTGATGCTGATTTATCGTAATCTGTTCCAACTATAATCAAGTATTCACCAGGTGGTATCTTATCCGTCCACTCGGTTCGATAGAGTTTCCAAACATATGTTTCTACTCTATCTCTACCATCTTTGTGTGGACTTAAAGATATCGGTTGTGTGTGAACTTTCTTCCCATTAGCATTTATCATGTATAGACGAGTTTGATTTTTCTCTACACGATAACGAACCTTTACACACTCTCCACCTTTTCTATCTAAGGTTTGCCATGCCTGTAATGGATACTCGTTAAAGTCTTGAATCGATGGTTCACTTTGCACTTTAATGGGCTCGTTACTTTGAAAAAAGACGAACCCTAAAGTAATCATTATCGATCCAAATAAGATAATTTCTAAAATATCATTTGTGAGTTTAAATCTCATAATACCTCTTTATAATAAATAGGGGAAATGATTTTCAAATCCCCCATTAATTATTCGTTTGTGTAAAGTGTAGGTTCTTCGTCTAACTCAAATGTCAATGAATCGTATTTGTAGTAGTAGATTTCGTCATTTCTTCTATGATGAAAGATTGCTGGTGTACCAGCTGCATCTACACTAAACTGCCATTCATTATCTTCATCTGGTACTCCTTCGAATAGTGTAACTGATATGTTACGACTTCTTCCGATAGTTGTTAATGGATTATATGGCCATGCCTCAAGTCCAGTATCAGTTAGTCTTTCAGAAGCTTCTTGTTCTACTCCTGCCCATACCATATCTACAAATGCTTTCTCTGCAGTTGCTTCTGCGTTATCAACCGTTTGTTGATATCTTGGAATTGCTACAGCTGCTAAGATTCCCAATATGATTGTAACCATTACTAATTCAATCAATGTGAAACCTTTACTTGTATTCTTTAATATGTTCTTCATTGTTTTTCCTTTCGGTTTTGTTGTGTATTAAGGTACTAAAGTTTTATGAAGTTTAGATGGATTCTCAGTATCTATTACGACAAGAACAGGTGCTTGTGCAGATGTACCACTACCACTTCCTGGTATAATTAGGTAAGCGTATGAACCATCCTGAAATGGTGAAGTTAAACCATTGTTACCAAAGTCTTTTTTGAAGTCAAGTGCTCCAACTTCAGAGTTACCATCAAATGATACTGATGTTTCAAGACTCATCCAATCGTTTTGTAAAGCGTCATCATCATCTACTGCTGGTGAGAACACATATACGAATTCACTCAAGTCATCTGTATAAGATACTTTTTGGTCAAGAACGGTTTCAACATAAGCTTCAAGTGTTTCATCAGTAGAAGCTCCTTCGGATAAATCGACACCACCAACGGCGACATCATATTTCTCTTGTCCTGGAAAACGACCTTTTCCTTCTTCAGATAGGGTTTGGTTATAATAGTTGTTAGCTACTGTAAGAATCTTATCGATGTTAGCCATCGTTTTCTTTTCTTTAGCTCCTGCACCAACTGCACCAAATTTTGGAGCGGCTGTTGTAGCTAATGTAGCCATCATTGCGGTAGTAACTGCGAATTCAGCTAGTGAATTACCTTTGTTACTCTTTATTTTTCTCATAAAAGATTTTACGAGTTTTTTTATAGTTTCGAACATCTCAGTTCTCCTTCATTTTCATTATTGTAAACAAATTCTAATAACTTGTTTCTACTATATATGGTACAAGAACTATACCAAACTACCCTATTTTGAGAAAAAAAATAAAAAAAAATTTAAGTGTCTATATTTGTGAAGTTATGGGGGGCAATAAAAAACTACTCAAATGAGTAGTCTTTTATTTTTTTAGAAGTTTTTTAAAAGTGTAACATTATGTAATAACAAAATGATACATATGTATTCTTTTGTTACAAGAATGAACCTGTATTGGCTGTATCTAACTGGCCAGTATCTTGAAACTCTTTCATGAGATTGGCGTTAAACTTTTTCATAACATTAACAATACGAGTGATATGTTGTGTCTTAGAACCAGTCATCTCACGAATTAATATGTATAGTGCCTTCTTGTTAAAGTTCTCTATGTTCTCTCTTCGTCTAAACATCTCTAATACAGCATCTGCCACAAGAATATCTTTCTGTCGTCTAAATATATTTGGAAGATTTTCTTCCCAATAATGTAACATCTGGTCTACATACTCTTTGTTAAAATTAGCAACTTCTTCTGAATCGTGTGTTTCACGAATATTTCTACCATAATCAAGAACATCCATTTTATCGTGAATCTTATAATTCTTATAATTCTTATTATTATGTAGAATCAAATAGTTTTTTGCAACAATACTAAAGTATGAAAATGCCTTTCCTTTACCATGCTTAAACTTATGCATATTCATCACAAGAAAAGAAACAACTTCGTGTTTTACTTGTTCTGATGGTACATCGAAATAATAAAACTTAAAAGTGTGAATTATATTTTCTGCAAGTTTGTCAAATGCAAATGCTATATGGTCGTTATATATAATATTCTTTAATCTGGCATCATCTGTATTATTGTAACGAATTATGGCGTTCTCAACCACTTGGTCAAAGTAATAATTTTTAGGTTTCTTCTTTTTCTTTACTGGTTGTTTAGCTTTACTCACTAATCTCTTCTCCTTCTGTTAGGTCATTTAATTCATTAACTACTTCTTTAATTGATTCAAATATAGAACCCACCTCGTCATCTGCTTCAAAATGACCAGTAGAATCTATATCTTTTAATTCTTGTTGAACTCGTACTATTTTATCACCGAAATCTTCTACCCAAGTTTCGAGTAATTCTGTCTTTCTCATCAGATTCCAAATAACATAACCTTCAACAAGAACAGTAATTCCTAATACTATTTCTATTATCATGATTTATCTCCAAATAACTCATCGAATAAATCTTGATGTTTACTTTCCATAACTTCGTCCTTATGTTTCTTAGGTTTCTTTTCTTTCTTACCAATACTGATATTCTTGATGTTAGCCAATCTACTTTCCATTTCTTCTTTATTATCTTCATCTTCTCGTTTCCATTCATCAAATTCAGCTTGTGTAGCCATGTGGTCAGCCCAATGTATAATATATGGTAGATGATTTTTTAGAGAACGACTGGCATCAAATACTTTTAAATAGTATGTATTTGCTTCATCATACAACCCATCAGAACACTTTATAGCAAGAGTTTCTTTTAAATTGACCTTTACCCCAAAGTGTTGTAGTAGGAATAGAGCTCTATCCGTTACTCTCATATTATCTATTTCTGTATTGTGTGTGAATATCTCACCGAGAGTTTTTCTTCTCCAATCATTATCTTGTGGAATGTAGTACTCACCAAGTAAATCTCCGACCTTACCTAAGTCGTGATGCATAGCCGAAAAGATGAGTTCTTCATCTGTCCAATCCTTATGACCACCAACCTTTTCATAGGTCTTGGATACTTCTAAAGCTGTTTCAATCACATGAATAACATGATTTACATAACCACCTGCGTAACAATAGTGATATTCTTCTTTACCACTAGCTGGTGCAACTATCATTCTATCTTCAAAGAACTTGTACATTTCCAAGAGTTTCTCTTTTCGTTCACCCTCAAATGTATCTTCTACAAGTTGCAACAACTTATTCCAATTACCGAGTAATTGTTCTTCAGTAAGTTGTTTCA